TTGCGCAAACAGGCAACTTTACTAATGGTTTGGTATTGCGTTATGGACCAATTAATGGTGGTTTGGTTATCACATACTTAGATTCTAAAAAAGAAATAAAAACATTAGCATCTTCTGCTTATGCGGTCATGCAAATTAACGGTGAGTTTCAGCTTATTTTTTTAGATGAAGATAGTTTGCCAGGTGTTTACAATCAGCAAAATGCAGTAACCATTTCTTATAGCGTTGGGTATGCGGATGCGCCAACACCTTTTAAGCAATTTGTAAAATTGTTGGTAGGTACCATGTACGATAATCGTACCGATACCGTGGATAAATTACCGCGCTTTAGTTACAGCTTAATACGTAAATATCGGCAATGGTAAGAGGGTTCAAAATAGGACACATGGATCGTCGAGTAATGTTGGTCGAGTTTGTAAAAACAAAGTCCGCTATTAATGCGGTGGAGCGTGCTGAGCAAGATGTAAAGGAAGTTTGGGCGAGTGTGAAGTTTAAGTCGTCTTCAGAAGATTTTGAAGAAAAAGTATACAGTATTAACAAACGTGCATACATCATACATTACGACCCAACAATCACGGCAAAGCTAGTGCAAGATTTGGCAGTAAAAGACGAATATAAAACCTATTACGTCACCGGTGTAGATGCTGAGTATGGTGGGCGTAAAAAATACATCTATTTAGAGTGTGAGTACCGAGGCTAAAGGGTTATACGAAATAACAGGGTTTGCTGAGTTACAGGCTAAAATTAAAAAGCTGGGTAATGAAAAGGATAAGCGTAAGCCTATACTCGCTATTTTACGTAAAAGCGCAAAGAGTACAATAGATGTTGCAAAGCGGTTAGCGCCTAAAGATTCAGGTGTTGGTGCTAAGTCTATAAAATTTCAAGCCTTAAGGCGTGCACGAGTACCAATGGGTATTGTAGGGCCTCGCAGTTTAGGTAAGTACGATGGCTGGTATATGCGTCAATTTGTAATACCGGGACATAATATTTACAGGGCTGGTTTTAAAAGAAACCGCAAAGGTAATGCAAAGGCAAATTTAAAAGGTGCTAAAAAAAGAGTGCCGGCTAATTTTTTTATGAACCGAGCAAAAGAAACAACGGAGCGTCAGGTCATTGGTAAAGCAATACCACAAACCGAAAAATTTATACAAAAACAAATAGATAAACTCTAATGTACGCAGTCTTACAATCTTTAAACACGCAGTTTGCAAGTAGCCAAAACATCATTGACCAGGTTGGACAAAATTGCAGTTTCCTTATGGAGGTGCAAGATCAAGTTGATGCGTTTATCTCTTACAATTTGCGAGAGTCCGATAGGGTTACAAAAGAAGGCCATCGCAATTACGAGTTGGTAGTTGCAATTGTAGCACCAACGGTAACAAAATTGTTTCAAATCTATGATGCCGTGCGTGCGGTTATAGATACCGAAACTACAGATTTTTACTCAGAGTTTACAGGGAGTGGTTATCCGGAGCCTGTAAGTGAGTTAGACGATAAGTATTTACTAGAATTAAACTACGATATAAGTAGCAATCAATAATAACAATTAAAACATAAAACAATGGCAGCAGGTAAAATTTACAACGGAAAAGATGTGCGTTTGCGTTTAGGGGACAAAGTACTCTACCACTCTACATCTTGCCAATTAACGGTAAGTAGTAAAACGCAAGAAATTGCAACAAAAGACACTAATGGCGATTTGGTTGAGCCAGATGGGTACAACTTCACGTTGTCTTTAGAAAGCTTATGGGCGGACAAAGAAACAGGCGGGACCACACAATTAGATCCTATGGATTTATTACAACACCAATTAGATGAAGATGAATTGACGTTTGAAATGACTACAAACATCGAGGGAGATAGAGTCATCTCAGGAAAGTGCTATGTTACATCTACAGATTTAGGTGCGGAAAACGGAAGTAAAGCGTCTGCATCTTTTCAATTCACAGGAACTGGCGATATCACTCCAGGCACAGTAACAGCTTAAAACACTTAAAAAATGAAAACCAAGTCACACACTATTACCTTATTAGGTAAAGATTACCCAATTAAATTTGGGATGAAATTTCAAGATTTGTTTATGCAACGTCTCGGTATTGAAAAAATAGCAGACTACCAGAAACAACTCGGGTTGTTAGAAAAAATGGAGACACGCCAATCGTTTAAAGTTTTGGCAGCCTTTATTATTTGTGCCGTGCAATCAGGCGCAAAAAAGGAAATAGATTTTGACGATTATGAAGTCCTAGACTTTTTAAACGATCACCCAGAGGTGGTTACTAACTTAACCAACTCTTTTGTAGAAGCACAACCCAGTGGTGACTTGGGGAAGCCAACGAAGTAAGTGAGTCGCTCGATAACGACTCGCTTACATTTGGTGATATAGAGGCACTTGCAGTTGTAGAATTGGGTCTAAGTTTTGAAGTCTTTTATAACCTAACGTTTATAGAATGGCACAACTTAACAAAGACGTATTACAATAAGCTTGAACGCGAAAGCCGAGAGCGTTGGGAACAAACGCGGTACATCATGTACGCAAGTTTAGTACCGCATCAAAAAAAAGGAAAACAACTACATCTTAAAGACGTGTTGCCGTTTCCTTGGGAAAACCAAAAACAAGACACTGAGGTCGCAACCTTAGAAGATATTGAAGCTGTAAAACAACGTTGGAAACAACGGGATGAAAAAATAAAATAGACGTGGCATCACCAATTATCAACATAAAATTTCTGGCCGATCTTAAAGGCTTTAGCAGTCAAATGCAAAATGCCAATCGCTCTTTAGATAAGGTTGGTAAAAAGATGCAGCGCACGGGCGCAAGTCTTACTGCTGGTCTTACGCTACCTTTGGTTGGTTTAGGTGCTGTGGCTTTAAAGGCTTTTGGTGAGTTAGAAGGTGTTAGTGCGGCGTTTGATAGATTAAATCAAAAAGATTTATTAGCAGATTTACGAGAGGCTACTAAAGGCACTGTGAGCGATTTAGAGTTAATGACTGCGGCGGTTAAGGCAGAGAATTTTCAGATACCTTTAGAGCAAATGGGTACGCTTTTAGAGTTTGCGAGGCGTCGTGCTAAAGATACGGGCGAATCTGTGGATTATTTAGTAAACTCTATTGTAACTGGTATTGGTCGTAAATCACCAATGATCTTAGATAACCTGGGGATATCCGCGGTGGCTTTAAAAGATGAGTTGGGTGGTGTTTCGGCAGCGAGTGCTAGTATTGCGGAAGTTACTAAGGCGGTTGGAACTATTGCGAGTCAGGAACTTCAAAAAATGGGTGCGGATACCTTTACTTTAAAAGAAGGTATGCAACAAATTGGGGCGTCGTTTCAAAATATATTAGCAGAGTTTGGTGGTATTATTGCTGAGTTTATAAAACCTTTTGTTGAGGGCTTAAAAAATTTAGTTCAAGGTTTTCAGGCCTTAAGTCCAGAAACTAAGAAGTTTATTGTTATTGTTGGTGGTGTTGCCGCCGCTATTGGTCCATTATTAGCATTAGCTGGTACAATATTACCAGCTATTGCTACAGGGTTCGCTATTCTTACGGGTCCTATAGGGTTGTTAATTGCGGCGCTTACAACTGTAGGCGTTATTATTTATAAAAATTGGGCACCAATCAAAAAAACATTAGTAGACATTGCAAACTATTTTATAGACCTCTATAACGAGAGTATGCTATTTCGTGCGGGTGTACAATCTGTAGTGTTTACGTTTAAAAATCTGTTTGAGATTGGTAAGTTTGTTTTTGAAACCCTTAAAAATATCGTTGGCGGTTTTATTGATAATTTTGTCAATGGGTTTAAAACTATTGGTGCAATTATTAAGGCGGTATTTACAGGTAACTTATCGGCAATACCAGGTATTATAAAAAATTCTGGCAAAGAAAGTATAAAAAACTTTAAAGGTTTTACGTCTGAGCTTGCAAATGATTGGCAGAACCTAACAGATGGCATCAAACAAAATGGCCAAGAAGCTATTGAGGCTATTACCACTAAAAGTAAAATCACATTCATAGAGAGTAATGTAGATGCTACACCTATCACTGAGGCGGTTAAAAAAGCAACGGCTAAAGGTTTGGTAGAAGGTGTTAGTGGTGGTGTGTCCCGCCCAAAAGACCTACAGTCTTTTGACACGTCTGGTATGGCACAGACTACTATTGTTGCAAGTCCTTTGGATGGTTTGGTGGCGACACTACCTGAGCAATTTGCCCAAATTGATGAGCAATTTTTGTTAGGTCTTACCCGTATGCAAGATTTTAGAGACGGTATGGCGGAGATTATGTCGGGTTTTGCAGAAAATGCGGCCGTTGGTTTTGGTCAGTTTTTAGGGGCGTTTGCCTCTGGTAATGCTGGTATTGGGGATCTTGCCTCTTTATTGCTTAATACGGTTGCTGATATGGCTATTCGTTTAGGTAAACTCGCTATTAGTATTGGTGTTGGTGTTGGTGCTATAAAGACAGCATTACAATCTTTAAATCCTGCGGTAGCAATAGCGGCGGGTATTGCTTTGGTTGCTTTAGGCACTTTAGTAAAATCGGCAGCGGCTAATATTGCTGGTGGTGATGGTGGTAATTTACCTGCCTTTGCAGATGGTGGTATTGTTGGTGGCTCTAGTTTTTACGGCGACAAAATATTGGCGCGTGTTAATTCTGGTGAGTTGGTACTAAACCAAAAGCAACAACGTAATTTAGTGGGGCAGCTCAATGCTGGTGGATCTTCAACAAGTACTATTATACCAGATGTGCGTATTGAGGGTGACGCCCTGCGTTTGGTGTTTGATCGTGCAACTTATAAAAACAATCGTCGAGGCTAATGGATTACTACATCGACATAATCGACACTGAAAATAACGACTACACCACACGTTTAGAAAATGCTGTAAAAAACAGCGTGGTTTTGGCGTACAAAGGCTCAGATAATAAAGAAGAACTTAAAATAGTAGGCTCTTACCTACGCTTGTCTATACTTTTACCTTCATCAGAAAATACAGATGGCGCACTTATAGATTTGTTTACTGGTAACGAGCAACGTTTTAGAGCAGAAATTAAAGAAGATGGTACTGATACATTAATTTGGCAAGGTTTTTTGTTGCCAGAAAGTTATAGCGAGCCTTATAAAAAGGGTGTCTTACCTATAGATTTTGAGTTTACAGATGGTCTCGGCCGTCTGAAGGGTAAATATTTAGCAGATAATTTTTATGAAACTGAGCAACCAGTTACTACTATAATTGCAGAGTGTTTAAAATTAACAGGCCTAAACATGCCGTTTTATTTTAGTCCTTCAATAGAAAATTACCACCAACCACTCTACCATACCATTTACATACATGGTAAAGATTTTGTCGATGGTAAAAAAACACTAGACGCGTACGCTATTTTAGAAACTTTGGGCAGCGATCTTATTTTTTGCCTCTTTCAGTCTATGGGTGTTTGGCACTTAGAGGGTTTAAATAAACGTAATTTAAGGACTTATAAAGCGCACCACTATGACGTGGATGGTGCTTTTGTAGAAACTAAAGATATTACCAGAGTATTAAAAGCAATTGAAAATAAAGCTTTAGTAACGCCTTTGGTAACGTTAGTACCGCCGTTTAAAAATGTAAACGTGACTTATAATGCTGAGTCTGTTGCATTTCCTGATACAGCTAGTAAAGAGGTTAATAATGGTTGGGCGATAACTGTAGATGTTAATGCTAACATCTATGCTTTAGAGTGGATCGGTACATTTTTTGCGCGTGCCAATGAGCCAGATTATAATGTCTTTTTTGTAAACAATTTTACCGATGCTTTTGATGCCACAAAAAAGGTATCACTTTTAAATAAAATTTA